TGTATTGACGTCAATGCCTGCTAGTTCGAAGAAATCATTCTCACGAAGAACCTTTGCTGCACCAGCGAAGTCCTTGCGTGAACCAGGGTAGCGTTCCTTGAACAGGCGCTCGATACGCACGTCTTCAACCACATTGAGAATAGAACGCAGGTATGGCTTTGCAGCAACCTCGTCCTTGTACTTTACAGGAGTGAACAGCGCATGTCCAGTCTCGTGCTCGACAAGCATTGTCTCCACGATAGGATCAAGATCCTGCCACATAGGGAGGATGAGTTCGCGCTTAACCAAGTCAAACGCAGCGGTGTTGACCTTGGCTTTACGGACTACAAGATTCTCGTTGGCAAGAATCTTGGCTAGAAGTTCTGTCGTTTCCATGTGAATCCTTAATGTATGCCTCTAGTGTAGCACGACCACGAATAAATGTCAACTGTAACGAATGATTCCAAAGATGTTCACGCCAACAAAGAAAATATTCTGTAAAATCAATGACTTAGGCGCATCTTTTACCTGGGATAGCAGGTAAATAGAGGCAACCGAGCTGGACAAGAAACACACGTATCCGGGTATAGCAACGCCAGAATTTGAGGCAATCAACGCGCTTCCCAGCGCTGCGCCACCGAACGCAACTACATCAGCTACTAATTTTTTCTTCATGTGGTCATGATAGCACGACCACGATTAAATGTCAAAGTAGTCAGGCGGTTGTTGCCATTACAGAATAATCACCTTGTTTTTCGAATCTAATAACAGATCTAAAACGATCTTGTAAATGATCACCATGTGATATGGCGAATATGTTATTACCATCATGGGCTAATTGGTTGATCATATTAATCACAATATCAGAGTTGGTGGAATCTAATCTACCAACCAATATCTCATCTAGTATTAGAAGATTACATGATGCGCTATTCTTTATCTTGGCAATATGCCGCCATGCAAATAACATTGCAAGGTCAATACGAAGAGCCTCGCCTGCGCTGAATGAATCATAAGTAAACTCATCGCGATGTCTTGATTTGATTACTTCGTTAAACTGCTCATCTAAATTGAACTCAATAAACAATTCTAACTCAGTGAGATACTTGTTGATGAGTTTGTTTATGATGGGGAGATACTCTCGAATGATAGCAGTTTTGATACCAGTATCACGAAGCAATACACTTGCGCCTTCTTGAAGTTGTCGTTTGTCGGAAAGTTCCTTCTTTAGATCAACCAAGGATAGAACACTACGAGCCACATCTTTCAACTCACTCTTGGGTACATTGATGTTAGTGTGGCTCTGTTCTTGAATCCTGCTAAGTTTATCCAACAGACCCATCTCTTGTGTTTGTAGCAAAGAGATGCTTGTTGTTAGGCTCTCAATTCTAGAGTTGTTCTCGACCATCTTGTCCATATGAACTTGCATCTCGTCAATACGAGACTTGATACGTGCTCGCATTGTCTTGAAATTTTCCAGTTTTTCCTGATTGCTCTCCAAACTAACATTCAGATCATTGATCATCTTCATCTTGTGTTCGCCAGAGATGCCTTGGTTACAGGTAGGACATGAGTCGTTACTGTCAAAGAAATCACAATCGTGCTGTAGTTCATTATGCTTTGCCTCTGTAATAGCAACACTCTCGGCTAACTTATTTGATGCATCAAAAAGTTCTTTTAGCTTCTTTGTTTTATCACTTAGCTCTTTGTTCTCGCCTACCTTTTCTTCTACCTGAACTTCATGTGTCTTAATAGTGGTAGTTATCTCTTTGATTTTTTCGTTTATCTCAACTACCTCATCTTGTTGCTTTGTTGAGACCACCTCAATGAGGCGCTTTAGTCCCTCTGCCTTTTCCTTGAGAGTCTTGATCTCAGAGTCAACACGAGTAAGTTCTTCCTTGGTGTCAATGATTTGTTGCTTTAGCAGCTGATTCATTGTACTAAACACACCAATGTCAAGAATGTCTTCAATTACTTCTCTACGTGCAGCTGCCGCGAGCTGCATAAAGGGTGTGTAAGAGGTGCTTCCCAGAATAACGATCTGAGTGAATGTCTTGAACGACATCATGAGAATTTGCTGCTCAAGGACGTTCTGGTAGTCTTTTACTGCTGCATCTTGACTCAATAATTTACCGTCACAAAAGATGTCAAACTTTGCGGGCTTGATACCCCGTTCAATTTTGTAGTGCCTGGCGTTTACAATGAACTCAACAATAACCTCACACTGTTTCTGATTGATAGAATTTACTAATTGCGGTTTGTTGATGTTTCGGAATGGCTTGCCGTACAACCCAAAGCATAGCGCATCTATCAATGTGGACTTACCCGCACCCGACTGTCCTTGAATAAGAGTTGTGGGGCTCTTGTCAAGCAAAATAGTTGTGCCGGCGTTTCCTGTAGAGAGAAAGTTTCGATAAAAAAGTTTTAAGAATAGAATCATACTTTTAGGTTCACTGCCTCTACGTAAAGTTGTTTCATGTATGTGGACAATTTTTCTCGGTCAACATCAACTTCCGCGGACTTTATGTAATGATGAAGAATTGATTGTGTGTCTTCTATATCTATAGACTCGTCCATATCACTTGCAGTCATGTCAGAGACATCTTCAAGAATTTTGATATCATAAGCTCCACAATTGTATACGCGATCAAGGAAGGTGTCAAACTTATAGAAGTCTGTCTTTTTCTGTACAACAATCTTTAGAAACTTTTCCTTGAATTCTGATACGTCAATACCTGCTGGGTCATAGTTGGTGTCATCGTACACGAATCGCTCAAACAACGTATAGGGATTCTCGATGAACGTTAGTTCCCTTGTCTTCGTATCAAATATGTGAAAGCCCCGCGGATCGTTGTAATCCATGTGCGTAATTTGATATGGGTTGCCAAGATAATGGATATTGGACCTACTATTACGATGATGATAATGACCAGAGAATACCATATCAAATCTATTAAAAAGTCCAGCATCAAATCCTTCATGCGACTCCATTCCTTTGTACATTGAAAACCCCGATATCTCAAGATGTCCGCAGCAAAGATCTGCTTTAGCGGTCTTTAGAAAATCCATAGACTTTGCATAGTTGTCTGAGCAAATCCAGGGTAGCATTAGAAAAGATACACCATGAACATCAATAACCTCGGGATCCGAGATTGGGAGGATGTTATTGTACTCCGCGAGAAGCAACTCGGGAGAATTTATATCCAAGGAATTACGAAGAGCGATATCGTGATTGCCAACAAGAACATGCATCTTGTAGTCCCGCATTGGCTCGAAGAAGTATTCCTTGCTTCTTTTGAGAGAGAAGTAGTCAATGTACTTTCTTCGATCAAAAAGATCACCCAGATGGAGAACTGTATCTACCTTGTATTTCTTTAGAGTAGGAAAGAATGTGTTGGTATAGAACTTTTCAAAGAAGTCGTGGAAGATGTGTCTACCATCCCTAGCCCCGAAATGGGTGTCGGTAATTATTGCAATCTTTGCCATTATTTACGTTTGCCTTTCCTAAGACTTTTTAACCATGAGTTTCGCCATTGCTTGAATGTTGTACGAAACTCAAGTGTTGGATCTTGTTTCTTTGCTTCTTCCCATGCCTTGCAAATTGCGGTTGCAGAAGGCATTGCTCGTCTAACCCCTCGAGTGGTTTTTAGAGCTGTGTCGTTAACAGGATTTAACAAACTCATTCTTTAGATTCCTCCTCCATTAGCTTTTCCAATGAAGTAGTCTTTGCCTTCTTGGGCTTCTTTTCTAACTTCTTCTCAAATGCCTCATGGTCAAAGGAGTTGTTTGTCTGTACAAAGCTCATGAAGTTCTGTGATAGCTCTGCGTCATCAAACTCTTGCTGCTCAAATGCCTCGAAGGGCATATCTTGAATCAAACGATGCTTGATGTAGCTTTGGCGCTTCTCTCGTTGAATACGTCGAATGAAAGCAAAGTAGCAGATCTGTGTGTAGTATGCAAAGGGATTGCTACTCTTTGCTGGATCAAAGTTTGTGAGGTACTGTAAGCAATTTTCAATGCCATCACTAACAAGCTCTTCTTTGTATGAGTAACCATAGAAATTTGGTCGTGATGCAAACCTCGTTGCAATGTCGAGAATGCACTTTCCAATGTACTCAGGCACACGAGCATCAGGATTTGTTTTTAGCTTTTCCTTGTAATCAATGATTGCTTGTAAGAATTGTTTGTTGTCAACATAATTTGCCATAGTAAGCTCCTTTAGCACAGTATAACACCATATAACAGATAGTCAAAGATAGACCAAAAGATTGACAGGCTTTCGCCGCTGTCCTATAATCACCGTGTACCTGGATGATGATACTAAAACTTAATTGTTTTGATATCGAATGTGAACTGTTCGGCTTGATACGTCTCGATACGTTCCTTAAGGTGCTTCATTGTATGGTTCAACTTTGACTTTATAGAAAAGTTGTCTGCTATATCATACAGTTTGCAAGACTCTTTACCTTCCTTAAGACGCAATCCTCTACCAATAGACTGTAGATTTCGTATCTTACTCTTTGTTGGACTAGCAAAAATTATGTTCTCAATGCTGGGAATGTTGATTCCAGTTGATGTTGTTCCATAAGAACAGATAACAATTGCGTCATCATGTGTATCTAGTACCTTACGAATACGTTCTCTTTCCTCTGTGGTTACTTCGCCTGATATGTAGAACAAAGGTCTTTCACCACAAAGTTCTTTTGCTATGTCATATAAAGGCTTGCCTTGCTTCTCCACGAACTGAAACAGTATAAGAGTGTTACCCTTTGAAGCCTTTGCAAGTTTGACTATAAATCTGTTTCTCTTTTCGTTTGAAACAATGTAGTCAATCTCTTTCTGGTAGTCGGCACCCTTAAGAAGTTTTCTTGTCTCCTCGTCATAATCTAGTAGTAGGCACTTGATGTTTAGTTTTACTACCTGATTAGCATCCATCAACTCCTTTGTTGTTATCACCCGATACACGGGACCAAAGGATCCCTCTAGTGATAACTTAGACACCTTAGCATCTTGTATTGTACCTGTAGTACCCAGACGATATCGTGCTCGAATGAGCTTAGAGGAGATTTGTTGCAACGAGTTTGACGCAAACCTATGCGCTTCGTCACCAATGTACACATCCCACTCTTTGTAGAAGTCCAACGCCTTCTTGTTCTTTGTCATGGAATGGATTGACTGCCAGGTTGTTATGAGAACAGGTTTGTCTGTTTCTTTATCTTTACCCGAGTACAATTGATGACAAAACTCGTCTGCATCCCAATCATCTTCTGATGCGTAATCTTCAAAGTCACTGAACATCTGTGATACCAATGATGTTGTTGGTACCATGAGTACAATGCGTCTGCCAAATTCGAGATGCCAACGAACAAAGACATAAATGATCGCGGACTTGCCCGAGCTAGTTGGGGATAAAGCCAACATTCGTTCTTTGTTAATTGCTCTGTGTATTGCGTCTACTTGGTAGTCCCGCAGCTCAATCTTCTTGCCCTTAGTGTGTATATTGAGGCAATCAATGAAATGTCGTACTTCTTCTAAAGACACTTTCGAGTCAGAATGTACTTCTTCAAAAGACGATTTGCACTCGTAACCGTTGTCCTTTGCAAACTTCTGTACGTACTCAAGCAACCCAACAGGCAAAGTCTTTCGGTGTATGTCAAAAAGTTTGGCTTTTCCATCCCAGATTTTTGCCTTGAATGTTGGCATAAACTGATGCCCAGGAACGGGAAAGGTGAAGAAGTCGCACAGTTCCTGCTCTATGCCAAAGTCATCTGATGTTACTTGTAATGTTGCTTCGTTCAGCTTGGAGATCACTAGACTCATGAAAATACCCAGAATTTTTACACTCTGGGTATTTAGTCTACGTTCCTGCCACGAATTTTATGTACTCGATATGATTTCTGATAGACCAATCTCTGCCTTTTATCTGCTGAAGAATAGACTCTAGCTGATACTGCATGTTCTCCATGTACTGAATCTTCAGTTTCACTTTTATGATGTCCGAGTCGCTATCAAGTTTTTCGCCCATGGTGCTCTTTAGTGGCTTTAGACCCTGGTACTGCTTTAGATTGTGCTCTTGTAGCTCTTCCTGAGTGAGCTCGCCGTTGTAATACCTTGTCTTGAGCTCTTTTAGTTCAAGGTAGTCAGATGACAATTTAATTAGCTTGCTCTTGCATTGCATTAGCAGTTCAAGGTACTTCTGATGCAAGTTAGCAGAGCGTAGTGTTTCCTCTGTTAGCTTGTTTCGATCAATGCCGCAATCAGCAGCCCATAGCTCATTGATTTGTTCTATGTTCATAGTTACAATACGACTAAAAATTGTATTGTAACAGACAACTAGGTTAAGTCAAGTTTGAAATAAGAATACTCTAAAGTTAAACTTGCTGTTGCGTATGGCACATCGGTGTTAGTTGAGCTAAATTCCACACCACCAAGTTGAGTGGGATAACAATCAACAAATGAGAAGGTTCTTACGGGTGTGTTATTTGGACCAAGAACAATTAGCCTTGCGTCGGAATAGTTGTTTGCAAGTTCTGATGATTCTGAAAAACCTCTCAACATGTTCTCGGTTGTGTATTGAGTGGAAGTCTCAGGAAATCCCAGTCCCTTCATCCAATTGTAAACTTCAACCCAGTTGTTCATCTGCCCATCAATAGCAAACTGCAACTGTAAGTCACTAAACTCAAGTCTCTCTGATGGGATCTTGATAACAGATAGGGGTGTTGGAGTTTCTAAACCAGCTAAACTAATGCTGGGTAGGTTTACTTGTTGGCAGAAGAAGGTTACCTTTGGTAAGCGTTCAATGCTAAGAATGAACCCATTAGGGCTCAAGAAATTAAGATCACTTGAAGGACAAGAAAGTGTAGCCATAAGATTTCCTTTACTTGTATTTAGTAATGAAAAAGCCCAGGGGGTTGCCCTGGGTATAAAACTAGCTTGCGCTAGTATCGGAGTCTAAGCTCCTATTAGTATTTATTCTTTTCAGCCCGCCAAGTACCCATCCTTCGCCCGGATGTTCTTTGCATCGTTTTTCAATGACACCGTTGTTGTATGCTTTAGAACCTAGTTTGGCTTTTGCTGCTGCTTGCGATGCTTTTATTGCACTTTGGTATTGTTTTTCTGATTTAGTGTATGACACTTTTTTCTTACCAGACAAAGCAACAGAACGTTTTTTGTTAGTTACAGCCTTGATGTATTCAACATCATCTTTTGTTTTGTATGGTAGCCAACCTTGCGACAAAAATTCTTCGATCAAAGGATCGCTCAATCTTATTCTTTTAGAGCAGTTCAAGAAGTACAACGTAATAGACTTCAAATAAAGTTTTGCTCTTCTTTGTTTTTCTCTTGTTTCTTGTGTTACAACCATTCCAGTAGATCCTTCGCCACCGTCGGTTTTATTTTGTAAGATTCCAGTTTTATTGTTTTTTCTAAC